TGCCCCTAATCTACTAATGAATCCTGTATTGCTAACCATTATTTCATCTCCACTCTAATTGTAAATGACACTGTATCTGTTGCTGCGACCACACCCGTACTAGTGAATGTTACTCTTGTTAACATTGCACCCGAAGTATTAACATCATTATCTCCATTGTTATGAAATATTCCTAATTCAGTAACACCCGAAGTTGGAATTTGCGAACCCAAGAAACTTACGTTCCAAATTAAAGTTGAGCCAACTCTTGTCGGTGTAATGTCCGTTGCGTGTGTATAAACAACATGGTCTAAATTAAGTTGTGATGGAGAAGTACTATCCGAACCATCACCTATCTTAATAACCGTATATTTAGACATAATATAGTTCGCCATTATTTCTTCTTTACCCGCATTCACTATCATACTTATACATCCTTTTCACTCTTGTAGGTTTTTAATGTTGTTGACCCTGCACCAAATCCTAACAATGTATCAAATCCTAACAAACTATCAAATCCTAAGTTGGCACTAGACCTAGTTATTTTATATTCTATTGTGCCATTTTGTATTGTAAACGAATCAAATACACTCTTTCCTACAACACTTTGTACTGAGTTTTTACCGAATAAAGTAAATGAACTGCTTGTTTGTTTACTGGAAAGTTCTCCCAATCTTTCAGCAATTGTTTTATTAAAAGTTCCAACTGTAATAGTTGATACTCCATCCAAGATATTTTCAATTTCAAAGACTTGATAATCATTAATTGGTATGTCGTGATTCGGGAAATCTAAAGTTAAAATATCTCCCGCTTCTAATAATTCTAATCCTTTTTTTTGTAATTTTAATTTTATTTTTCTTATATCTGCGTTATGTATTTCTAACAATTGTGCTGCTTTTATTTTCGCATCCGATAATGATTTAATTGAAGAATCTACATGGCGAATAGTTTTTGTTCTTCCCTTTGTAGGTATTTCTGATTCTGCCTTAACTCCATCACCAACCACAATTATTTTATTTGCCTTATCAAATAACGATTTGTTACTTTCCACCGAAATTAAATTATGACCCGATTTATAATTAACAGAAAATCTTCTAAGACTATGAACATCTTCTATATTTTTTGCTATTATTTCACCATTAGATATTTTGTAATCTAATCCTCTTTTATTTGCTAAGAAATTAATTGCACTAAAAGAATCTGTATCTTCAAATCTAACATTGGAAACATGAGTTTTTCTTTGTCTTCTAATTAGTTCATCGTAAGGAGAAGGTACAAAAATTATACTATCAACAGTTATAGTAGTAGCACTTACAGCAGAAACTTTTCCTACCAAATATCCCTCTTGGGTATAAAGAACATCACCGTCAACAACATCAATTGGTTTATCAACACAAGTAATTACATTACCTGTAATTTTTGCAGAACCATCTGTATTACTATCAACTAAATTAGTTGTATAATCTCTAAGACTTTGTTCGTAGTTCAACTCTAACCCTGCTTCCTTAGCAATATTTTCTATTTCATTTTCAACAATTCCACCAATACTAAATGTAGTTCCTAGATAACATTTTGTTGGTTTTATTGATAATTTTTTAGGAATAGTAACTTCAAATGTTTCACCAAAAGAAACACATCCATCCCCGTTTAGCACACCATCGTATTCAAACTTCAACGCTCTATTATTTGCATTTGAACTTCCGTCATCAAATGTAACAGTCAAAGACTTAGTTTGTGAATTATTACCATCGGTAATATAACAGTTAATTTCATCTCCATCAGTAAATAAACTAGAACTTACGTTTGCTAAATCTCTCCTATCTAGATATACATTTGTCTCATCCATATTTAATAACATATACATTGAATAAATACCCTCATTATATTGTGTTTTCTTACTTACTTCTCCTGTAAGTAAGTTTTTCGATATAGTATTATATTGTAGTCCTGAATCTTGCATAACGTTTACTTCAAAGTAATCGGGTGTTTCTTCAAATACCGTGTCCGATATTCTCATTAATCTAAAGTATGTTCCATCTGCTGAAACATCAATATTTTTATCAAACTTTAATGTATGTATATCATATGTTCCTGTTTCATCAACTTCGTGAAATATTATTTTACCAATATAAGTAGGTGTTCCTTTTTCTGAATAATTGGAAATCCCTATTACTTCCGTTCCTATTTCGTAATCCACCCCTAAAGTTTCAGTAGTTTCAGATGTTGCCGATACAGTTAGAGTATTGGTTGTTGTATTGTTAGCAGACCAAGTAAATTTTTTTCCATTAATTTTACCGCTACCCGTATTAGAAAATAAACTTGTATCATCTAAAACTAAACTAGTGTTCGTGCTATTATCACTACTATCATATTGATTAACAAGAGAAGAACTAAATTGATGGGTAGGTATAAAATTCCCATCTATTAATTTATTACCTACAATATAATACCCTGTAAGATTAGGAACAAAATTCAGCCAATGGTGTGTCGAAGTGGAATCCATTGTAAATGTTATAGCAGTATTCGCATCCAAATTCGCAGTAATATTTAATCTAGGCTTAACGAACATTTGAGCAGAATACATCTCCCCTTCTTCTGCCGAAGAAAAATCTTTATGGTTATCATCTCTATCCAATGAAGAAGTAGTTAATGTTATATCTTCACGATTTGTAAAAGGATATGTTTTTGTTTTTGTGCCTATAAACGCATAATTTTCATTATTAGATATATCAGTATATTGAGGTGAATTGCCTATTACAGTCATTACATTAAGAGTATGTTGGTCGCGTGATAGCCTACTAGGATAAGACCCCCCTAACGCATTAAATGATGAAGAAAATAATTCAAGAGGACTACTAGTATTAGACAATAATGTTTTTCCTTGTGTAGTGCCGCTTTTCATGTCCTTAAATATGGCGAGACAATTATCGTATATGTCTTTGTTAGGCCATCCAACATTAAAAGGATTTTCTGTTAAACTTTCATGGTTATCAATGCCCGTTGCCGAACCATCACCGTTATAATCTAAAGGTATAACAGGCTTACATAAGGCTGATAATACTTTAGAAACATGAGTTTTTTGATAAGGTAAAACATTCCACCCTTGACTCACGGCTAAATTATGGTTTGCCGCAGTAGTAGCCCCTTCTAATTTTTCAACATGAAAAGCAGAATCAGCAAAGTGGTCGCTTGATACTGTTGAATTGATTATTTTTGTTTCTTCAACTTTACTTATCATTGGTAAAATAATATTTGGTGGGTCATAAAACGTTGCTTCATCACTACCTACACCTAGTAAACCAAAATTAAAATAATTAGTATGTAAATTAGGTCTAAGCATATATATTCTATTCATAATAAAATTTTCTGCCGCATTAGAAGACACTTCACTTAAATTATTTAATTTATACCCCTCTTTAGTAAACAATTCATAATCACTAACTGCATTACTATTATTTGTATCGTATTTTCTATATTCACTCATAGATATTTTTTCAAAATTATCTAAATTTTTAACAGATTCAGCATCAACTGCATTGAAGTGCCAATCAAAAGTTGCTTCAACCAATCTAATAATACCCCATCTTTTAAATTGACTAGTGGTTTTAGTGGAAGAAATTATTTCAGAAAGTTCATAGTTATTATCATCTTTAATAGTGGAACTACTTTTTCCTTTAATAGTTTCAGATAATGATAAATCATAATGGCTTATTTTAGTCCCCTTAGTTCCTTCTCCTTCAAACATTAATCCATAATTGTCTAAACCTTTATCAGTAAATGAAACATTATTAAATCTTAATTTAGAAGTAGGATATAAGTCTCCTATACCATATAAAGAATAAGTTCTAGCCCGCCAATCATGGTTTTCTAAATTTTTTTGTTTTTGTATATTGACTGTGGAGTCCATGTTAGTAGTTCCGTCTGCTCTTTTAGACCATTCTTTATCATTAGTAATATCAGTTCTATAATCTCTTTTTCCGTTAGGTAACATTTTAACAGAAGAAACATATCCTTTAATTTTATGAGGTCTATTAGCACTACGGTATATTTCGTCATCAACTGTTAAATCAAATGGAATTAAAGTATTATTTTTAAATGTATTCAAATCTATAAACTTAAAAGTTTCTTCGGGAGTGTAATAATGTTGAAATTGTTTTTTAAGTTTATGTATAAATCCTCCCATATTTAAATTATTATTTAATAGATATATTCCTGTTTGTTTTGAAGTATTAGAATCAAATCTAGTGTCTTGTTTATTTTCTTCTTGTATTCCTAAGAATACCGGAAAATTAGGTGCTATTGTTACTATGTTTTTAGAATCGTTTATTTCATTTGTGCTTATTACATTAAACATTTCAGAAGAAACCGTGTCCTTATGTGTATATTCTATGTTAGTTTCTTTTTCCTTTCCTATTTTTAATAGGTAAGTCGAAGAGAGTAATGTTTCATCTTCTATCTTTTCCGTTGAGCCATCCATATATACTCTTTTAATTATTTTAGAAGGTTTTATAATATCATAACCATAAGAACCATCAGTTTCAAAAGAACCATTATTAGAAGTTAATTTTAAATCCGAATAAGTAAATCCGTTATTACTTCCCGAATCAGCACTAGAATCATATGTAAAGTTCAATCCGTTGTTGAAAATTAATCCTTTTTCAGATGTGTTGGTAAAATCAGTAGGTCTAATAGTTTCAGTTACATTAGTTGCTAACGCCTTTACACCAGAAATAAATCTTGAAGAAGTATCTAATGGATTGTAATAATATATATTGGTATTATCTGCTATCGAAGAATATGCTTTATCTTTTAGCGTAATAATAGTTTTTTCACTACCCGATACAAGACTGTTATCTCCTGAGTGAGAACCACTACTATACTCTCCTAATAATTCATAAGACGAATTAAAGAATAATGTATATTTTGTGAAGGTCTGATGTCCGTCAACTTCTATTGTTTTTGTCGTATCTTTCACAGTTGTTCCTCTTGAATTATGAAAAGAAGTAATATTATCTATATGTGGATTTAATGTAGAATAAACAATATCATTAGAAAGATTTAGATTTTTATTTACAGTATTCGTAAGTAAATTAGCAACTTCATCCCTTCCTGAAATAGTATATGTCATCATTCCATTTTCATTTTTAGATTCTATATCTTCCACATTACCGTTAAATATTTCTTCATTTAATGTGAAACTACCATTATAATAATACATTCTAGAAATAGGTGTTTTCTGATAATATTGTTTTATTGGTTCTAAAACAGTCAAATATTTATGTGTCTTATCTCCATAATTTACTCTTAAATCATGTCCTTTTTTATTAGTTATTGATAACCTTGAATTGTATAATTTTGTATTCTTAACTTCTATCGTTCTATTATCTAAAGTTAACCTATCGCTTTGGTCGTGTCTTACTGTTGTATCTGACGCAAACTCAACATTCAATTTATTATTAGAATATGGAACTATGTAACAATCAGCGTTTGTTACAATCTTAACCGCATTGCTTCCTCCTAACCCCCCCTGTTGTGTAACAAAGACATTATTATTAACAGGTTTAATAGCATCTAAATAAATTTTTTGAGTAGTAGTAGTATAGTTTCTTGTAGCGACATTAGACACTACATAATTATACCCTTCAACTTCTATAATAGTATCATCAGTTAGAATTGAAGCATAATCATACTCTCCGGTTAATCCATTTATAGTTAAAACATTAGTCTCATATGCAGTTGAAGTAACAGTATGCTCTATTTTTTTAAGTTTCATACTATCTGAAAATAAACCATTTCTAACTACCATTTTAGAATCTTCTATAACTTTCAAATGTTGAGTTCCGCTATTATCTAAAGTTGTAACAGTAGCCATTTTACTCATTTTATTTTTAGGGTTATTTACTATCGTATCTAATGTTGTAGGTATTTTATCATTCTTTAAAGCGGCAGTTTCAAATGTTATATATTTCATAGCACCGTTTAGATTTTCGCTTTTAGTCCAAATATTACCTGTAAAAGAATAAGAATCGGTTAAACTTCTTTTCATTAAAGGAAAAGCCTTGTGCCAATATAAAGGGTCAAAACTATTATCATCTTCATCATCAACTAATACATTATCAATCAATACGGCATCCATTAATCCTCGACCTTTATTTTGTATAGTGTTGTCATATTTTCTTTCTGTCTTGAACACTACGTTCTGAATAGTTGTGCCTATTGTTAGAGAAGTAATACTAGGGAGATTTTGTCTTGCATAATCTAAATATATTCTATATGAACTCCCTACATTAGTTTTATTTTCAATATTTCCAATATAAGTAGTGCCATTAAATAATGACATTCCTTCTGTTACGTTACCATAATGAGCAGAAGATATAGTAAAATATTTTGTAGCCGACCCCTGTTCGTATTGCGATAAATTACCACCAACAGTTGAAAGTATAGTAATTGACTGTGATGCCCAAATTCTTTTGGATGTTACAGTATATTTTTCATTGTAATCTAATTGATTTTTTTCTTCTAACCTATCATTATAAAAATAAAAAGTAGGTGTGTTTACGTTACATATTTTGTCGTATTTATTAGTTTCAGCAGAAGTGTCTCCCCTGAGACCGTATGAAACTGCTACCAAATCTGTATCTGTTTTTGCCGCACCTTTGTATATTTCAAACTTAGTTCCCTTCGGTATTTCACCATTATATTTAGGACTGAACTCTACACCATCACCAAACTCATCAAAGGAAACTATTCTAGTTATTTTAGCAAAATGTGCGTTAACAGAATCAACCCCCATTCCATTTTCAGTATCTACAATATCATGGTTTAAAATTATAAAATAATCATAATCTTCTATATCAAAACCTACTCTATCAGTAGGAAAGTCTAGACTAGAATGATATGTTGCTCTTAGATTAGTAGCATAATTATTTGGAGAAATACCAACTGTTTCATCATCAAAATTAGAATCAAATATTTTTACTTTGAAAGAA